CGTCAGGGAGCAGGTCCTTGTTTTCTTCCATTAGTTACCTCTCCCGAACGCGCGCTGGACATTGCCGCCGCCCTTGACGCGGACGTGCTCGCGGATGAACTGAAGCATGAACTGCTCGAACTTTGACTCGCCGCCCTCGATGATGAGGTTGACGTTCATCTGGTCATGGGGTCCCATGACCCTCTCCGGGCGTCCCGTGTTATTCACGGCAATAGATGCTCCCGTGGGAAGCCATCCTCCCGAGTCATATCCGCCCGCCTGCATCATCACCGAAGCGAGCGACCTGCCCCGGTAAGCGTGGATGGCGTAATTCAGCCCGGCGTAGATGTTCGCCAGCGGGTTAACCGACACCCCGTACTCGAACGGACCTGTATTGCGGAACTGCCCGGCATACGCCTGGAACGTCCCACGGATGACCTGCATCAGCCCTACCGAGGGATGACCTGCCTGCCAGTTGCTGTCCCACTTGTTGACAATCGTCGGGTTGCCGCCGGATTCGACTCCCATCCGGTGTTCGACGGCTCCCAGGTCCGACGCGGGCTGCCCGAGCATTGACAGGGCTTGCTTGATCTGCGGAGCCCACCTGCTCACCCCGCTCCCGACAAGCCCCCCGATTCCCGCCACGGCGGAAGCAGCAACCGCCTCAGCAGCCGCAACGGCGACTTTTGCCTTAGCGGCGATCATCGCGTTGGTGATCCCGGTGGTGACGGCTTCCTTGGCGTCATTGCCGGTAAATCCTGCGGCTGCCTGGGGCATCCCGACGATTCCCCCGGCAGCGAAACCGGGGATCTTGCCCCTCAGGTGATTCACCGATCCGGCGCTGACCATGTGCGCCGGGACGATCAGCTCACCCCTGGAAACCCTCGCGAGATTGTCATCAGCCGTGGGACCGGATCCGCTGTTGATATACGCACCCTGCGCAGCGTGGAAACGGATGTTGCCGCTTCCCGCAGCCCATCCTGATCCGACAATGGAGATGTTTCCCGATGCGGTGGCATTAGCCCCGACCGTGACCGTCTTGCCGTGGAGGTTCCCGATTGCCTGCGCGAGGGTGTTGACTCCCTTGGTGGAGGCGTTCGTCGCGAGAAGCTGCTTGCCGAAGTCCCCGGAAATGATCTGGGTCGCGGTGTTCGCCTTGTTCTTGCTGGCGTCAAGCTCGTTGTTCCACCCGTGCATCTTGTCGATCATCGAGTTGAAACTGTTGTTGACCCCGGCTTTGAAGTTATCGAACTGGGTAGCCGCGCCCCGCAGCTTCGGACCCAATCCCGGAATCCACCCGAACGCCGTAGCGGCAGCATGGATCACCGTCGATGCCAGCGCGAGAAACGCATTGACGATCGCCTGGTTCGCCCGGATCACGACGATCCCGACGTTCAGCATCACCTTGGCGATGTCCTTGATGATGTCCCTGAACACCGAGGACTTCTGCCAGGCGATGTAGACCGCAGCGCCCAGTGCGACGATCGCGGTCGTGATCAGGATGACCGGGTTCAGCTCCATGGCGGCGGTCAGGGCAAGGAACACGCCCCGGGCGAGCTGGACGACCTTGACCAGCCCGTACAGCCCTACCACCAGCGGACCCACGACCCCGGAATACTTGCTCAGCGGAGCGAGGACATCTGCCAGCACCTGCGCCAGGGTCTTGATGACGGGAACTGCCGACTTCATCACGCCCAGGAACAGCGGGGTGAGGGACTTCAGCAGCTGCAACCCGATCGGGGCGAGCTGCTCCATCAGCTGCATGAAGATCTTGAGCGCGCCAACCAGCAGCGTCCCGATGACCGGGGCTGCCTGCTTGGCGAAGTCCGCCATCTGCTTGATGAACGTGGTGAACCCCGAGGACTTCACCAGCTGGTCCAGGGGAGTCAGGACCGACTTGAGGGCTGCCCCTCCGGCACTCCCGAGAGTGCTCAGCGACGGCAGCAGGTCATGAGCCAGCGTCACCCCGAGATGGAGGACCCCGGTGACCATCGGCTCCAGGGACTTCGCCACGGCATCGAAGCTGGACTCCAGTCCCTTGATGCTGGTCGCCAGGTTCTTCTGCGCCGGGTCCAGGTCTGCCCACGCCTTTTTGCCCGCCTTGCCCGTGGAGGTGAGGGCAGCTTCGACCTTTTTGAGAGTGGGCGCTGCAACAGCCCCGAACGCGCCTACAGCCAATCCTGCGGCCCCGAGGGGAGCAGCCATAGACAGGAGCCCCGAACCTGCCATCGCGATGCCTACGGGCTTCAGGGAGTTGCTGATATCCCTGCCAGCCTTGCTGAAATCGCTCTTGGCGGATTCCAGTCCTGCTTTGGTGTCGTTGACCGTCCTGACGACGACCTCAACGATGTTCACCACTCCTGCTCACCTCCTCCCGCATTTACCGTCTGATGTAGTTCCTGGATTTTCATGAGGCGGATGATCCCGGCATCTTCATCGATAGCCTGCGACGGGAGACAGTGGAACCTGTCGCAGATGCCGAGGATCATGTTCGCCTCAATGAGTTCCCATGGAGCCTCTATGACACTTCCATCGGGATAGACTGCTCCGGGTAGGTCCCGGAACCGTTCAATCCGGTCGGCGAGGGTTTTGGGACATTAGCGATTGCTTCCATCCACGCCCGGATGATCTCCATCGCGAAGCTGACTTCCTGAGTCAGGAGACCCTGGTACGTAGCAGGGACCGGCTTGCCCCGGTCGTCTTCGAGATTCCACCCGATGAGAGCCTCGCTGAACTTCTTCAGCATGACCTCGGACTGCTCGACCTGCTTTTCCGCATTATCGTCAGCGGCAATAGCGAGCTTTTGATCGCCAGGAAGTCCCGCAGCGGGAGTGACTTCGCGATGACCTCAAGCCCGTCGAGATCAGGATCCTCGAACCTGAGCTTGTACTGAGTGGCTTCCTTGCGGAATCCCATGGTTTTCTCCTTGCCCGGTTACCCGGTTTTTGACGGGAGGCAGAACCGGGTGAAACTGCCCCCCGCCGTCTATTAGGTCCAGGTGGGGACAGCGCCGTCAGCGAGGGAACCAGGTGCCTGCCAGGTCAGCTCTCCGCTGTTCGCCCTGGTCAGCTGGTAATCGCTGAAGATGGAGTTGGTCGCCAGGGTGGAACCGGTGGAGGTCGCCTGGACGCTCACCGCACGGTTCACGCTGGTCGAGGAGACCGTCTTGAACACGTCGTGGGAGTTATTCGCAGCCGCGTTGAAGACCCCCGACAGGGTGATGGAGTAGTCAGCCAGGAGCAGGATGCGCTCATTGGCGGAAGAATTCACGCCGGTCGTGTCCTGGACACCTCTTGGAGTGGACATCGACCAGTTGGTGATGTCATTGGAAATGGTCCGGGCGGTACCGCCGCTGTCTGCGACGGTGATGACCTCACCGAGACCTGAGACTTTTGCCATTGTTAACCTCTCTGTATAGCCTCGGCGAGCTTTTCCTGATGCTCTCCGAAATCATCCACCCAGGACTGGGCGGACAGTACGACGGGTTTCCTGCCGAGAGGATTCCCCCGGAAATCCCCGCCACGGATGATGTACCGGGGGTCATGTTTTACGAGGACCCTGCGGTGCTCTTCCCACATGAAGCATTTCTGCCCGGGACGGAACAGGAAGCGGGTAAGACCCTCCGGAGTCCTCTCCTCGGAGAAGCTCCTCCCGCTGCCGTGGCGGATGTCGACCATCCCGAGCGCGGCCAGCCCGCGCAGCGCCTCGCGGACCGTGAGCCGGCTAACGCCCATCGCCTCGGCCAGTTGCTGCACCGTGGGCAGCCGCGAACCGTAGGGCAGCTTGGAGATCCGCTCGAGCAGCTGCTTGGCCACCGTGTCGGCCAGCTTCTCGCGGGGGGCCAGGTGCAGCGACAGGTGCGGCGGCATGGCGCCACCCTCGGCCGGGACCAGGCCAGGGCCCGGGCCCCGCCCCGGGCCCGGGCCACGCTTGCGGCGCTCAGCCACGGCCGGCCTCCGTCCCGCCCGGGCGCTCGAACAGCTCGACCGACGTGCCGTCAGGATCCAGCGCATACAGCGCCCGCCAG